GCCAGTTCGCAGGTCAAAAGACCAGTTGAGCAGCAGGGATGCCACTCAACTCCACCCATTGATATGCTGAACGCAATGGGACGTTCTTGGCGCTCATGAGCGTCGAGAGGGTCAACCGCGTGAAGCGATTGATGGAACCACTCGAGGAGCCCTCGCTCGTCTTTCCGATCCCAGGCTTTCGCCTGTGCTCGAAGACGAGGGTACTTCCTTTTCCAGATCTGGTTAGAACGGTCATAATAGACCGACTTATCCATCACTGTATTCAGGAAAGTATCCTTTGCAAGGACACCAAGATCGGCAGCCGTACCACGCTTTGCAGTGTGGTTTGGGAGCTTGATAACTTCATCAAGCATAAAATCGGCTGACCGGACCAACCTCCACAAACCAGAGTGATAAGCTCTGTTGCGGAAATCGGTCAACTTCGAAATGAGCGTTGCATCGCGGCGGGACGTTGGTACGTCCGCTCGGAGCCTGATCACTGACACGTCTGTGCCAGCGTACCAGTCTGTACCGCAAGACTCTCTGAACAAACCAGTCCAGAAAGATTTATTGCGGTTCACCTTGAAGTCAAGAATTTCAAGGTCCGATATCACGCCGTCCGCCATGTGGGCGGGGATGACGATGTCATCTCCGTACACACTGACCCGGCCAGCTAGAGAGCTGACCCTGGACGGTCTACCGTCTGCTTCCCATACCCTGGCTACTGCAATGGCCGTAAAGATCATTGCTTCAACAGGGAATGTGAGAGCAGAGCCCATCGATGCAAACTTCTCAAGGTGAATTACTTCACCTGAGACATTCGCAGTCCGCGAACGCGTAGCGTCGAGGAAGTCGAGGAGATTAGGCCAGCCTTGAAAAAGGAACTGGACAATCTTCCAAGACACGCGATCTGAAGCTTCACTCAAGTCGAGTGTGGCAAGATCGCCAAGCACTGATGCCTTTTGGGCAAGTGCCTGATTGCGACTCTGATCAGTAAAACCGATCAGAAGCGAGAGATCGGAAGCCTCTACGGCCTCATAGATCTCACGTTTAAGAGCCTGCTGTGCATACTGCACAGTAGCAGGTTCCATCGCAATGATCCTCGGACCCTTTTGGGTCTTGGGAACAGTGATCACCTTTACGGGGATCTCCTGTTCGATGGACTGGTAATCACGGGACTCCCAGGACACGATAGTGTTCTGAGAATACCTCCAGTACGGAAAGACTTGATTAAGTCTATCCGGCCAGTAGGTAAGGTCCCACTTCTGATAAGGGGTCAGCCCATCGGAAGTGGAACCAGGACCGTGATTCGGAATGAGCTCAAACTCACGGATCTTGCGATCGAGGTTTGAGAGCAGATCCGAGTACAAGGAAACGAAGGCCTTTCGAACCTTCTGAGGAACTGGATCAGTTTCAACCCAGTTACTCATTCCAAGTACAACCTCGGTATTCAGATACCCATCGATAGCGGCCTTCACCCTTACAGGGCTAGGGTCGCGATCAACCTTCTGACTAAGAAGGCAAAAC